GAGATTTCTCATATACTTTTTGAAGACGCCGATAAATCTTATAATATACACATCAAAAAAAACAACGAAGTATTGCCATGGAAAAAATTTAATTCTAACATGGCAATATCAGTTGAATATGATTTGGAATATTAATGAGAAGTCTATATGACTTTATAGTTAAACCGTTAGGTGAAGAATACGATAACGAAATAACTATAGGAGATAAAAAGCTAGTATTAAATACTAAGATTGAAAGTTTTAAATTTGTTAACAACGTTGCTGAAGTCGTAGAAGTTCCAGTTGCGTTTAACACACCTATTAAAAAAGGTGACTTAATCATTATACATCATAATGTTTTTAGAACTTTTTATGATATGAAAGGCGTTAAGAAGAAAAGTAGATCAAATTTTATAAATGGTTTATATTTTTGCGCTTTAGACCAAGTGTATCTTTATAAAAGAAACAACAAATGGAAGTCTATTAATAGTAGATGTTTTGTCAAACCACTTGAAGATAAAAATAGTTTAGAGGTTGTTAAAGAAAAAAAGCTTATTGGTATACTAAAAATAGGTAATAGCTTCTTAGAAGCTCTTGGAATAACCGAGGGAAGCGTTGTTGGTTACACACCTAATGGTGAATACGATTTTATCGTAGAAAAAGAGCGTTTGTATTGTATGAAATCTAATGATATTGTAATTAAGTATGGAAATAAAGAAAACGAAGTTGAATATAATCCTAGCTGGGCAAGTAGCAGTTGAAGAACTGATAAAAGTAGCTAAGGAGCCTATAGTTGATGGTGATGATGATATAACAGCTGATAGACTTAAAAATGCAGCAGCTACTAAAAAGCTAGCTATATTTGATGCTTTTGAAATACTTCAAAGAATAGAAACTGAAGAAGATTTATTAAATAATAAACCTAAAGAAGAAAAAGAAGAAAAATCTTTTAAGGGTTTTGCCGAAGGTAGATCAAAATAATGTACAAGCAAACTTTATATAAAGTACTACACGATCATGTAGATGCTAAGACCTTAAAGCATAAGAATAGATATAAAAAATGGGAATACGGATATAATGAAGAATATGATATCATTATAATAAGTAAGACTGGAGAAATAGGAGAGGTTTATGAAATACAAAATCTTAAAATAGCTTTACCTAAAGAACCAAAAAACATTACTGAATTCGAGTCAGATAGATTTGAAAGAATTCAAATGCCTAAAGCTTTAAGTAGAATAAAAACAATATTTGATTGGGAAGAATATCCAGTTGATTTCAAGGAAAAATGGTATGATTACATTGATAATGAATTCAAGTATAGGGAAGAAGGTTTTTGGTTTTATAACAAAGGCAAGCCTACTTACATTACTGGTTCTAATTACATGTACTTGCAATGGGCCAAGATTGATGTTGGGAAGCCAGACTTTCGAGAAGCCAATCGCCAATTTTTCATATTCTGGGCAGCCTGCGTTGCAGACTTTAGGTGTTACGGTATGTCCTATCTCAAGAATAGACGTTCAGGTTTTTCGTTTATGGCATCCGGAGTTACAGTTGACATGGCTACAATATCAACCGATTCACGTTTTGGGATTTTGTCCAAATCTGGTCCCGATGCTAAGAAAATGTTCACCGACAAAGTTGTTCCAATATCCGTTAATTATCCGTTCTTCTTCAAACCAATACAAGACGGTATGGACAGACCTAAAACCGAATTGGCTTATAGAGTACCCGCTAGTAAATTTACAAGAAGGAAACTTGATTCTAACGAAACTCTTAAAGAAATCACCGGTTTGGACACCACTATCGACTGGAAAAACACAGGTGATAACTCCTATGATGGAGAAAAACTCAAGCTTCTTGTTCATGATGAATCAGGAAAATGGGAAAGACCTAATAACATCCTCAATAATTGGAGGGTTACAAAAACAACTCTTAGATTAGGTAGTAAAATAATCGGTAAATGCATGATGGGTTCAACCTCAAATGCTTTAGATAAAGGTGGTGAAAATTTTAAAAGACTATACAATGACTCGGACGTTACCAAAAGAAACTCCAATGGACAGACTCGCTCAGGACTCTATTCTTTGTTCATTCCTATGGAATGGAACTACGAAGGATACATTGATTCTTATGGCTTACCTGTCTTCGATACACCGAAAAAGCCCATTGAAGATCCTCACGGATCAAAAATTAAAATAGGTGTAATAGAATATTGGCAAAACGAAGTTGATGGCTTAAAAGAAGATCAAGACGGTCTTAATGAATTTTATCGACAATTTCCAAGAACAGAAGAACACGCTTTTAGAGATGAAGCTAAATCATCTTTATTTAATCTAACTAAGATCTATCAACAGATAGATTGGAATGCTGATTTAAAGAATAGTAATATAATAACTCAAGGAAGTTTTCAATGGGTTAATGGTGTTAAAGATACCAAAGTAATATTTATGCCTAGCAAGCAAGGTAGGTTTTTTGTATCATGGATACCTCCAGAACAAATGCAAAACAGTGTTATATCTAAAAATGGTTTAAAATGGCCAGGTAACGAACACACTGGAGCTTTTGGTTGTGACAGTTATGATATATCAGGTACAGTAGATAATAGAGGATCTAACGGTTCTTTAACAGGTCTTACTAAGTTTTCTATGGAAAACGTACCACCTAATCATTTCTTTTTAGAATATATTGCTCGTCCACAAACTGCTGAGATATTTTTTGAAGATGTATTAATGGCTTGTGTATTTTATGGCATGCCAATATTAGCAGAAAACAATAAGCCTAGACTACTTTATTATTTTAAACGTAGAGGTTACAGAGGTTACTCAATAAATAGACCTGATAAAAAATATAATAAATTATCAACAACAGAAAGAGAGATAGGTGGAATACCTAACTCTAGTGAAGATATAAAACAAGCTCACGCTGCAGCAATAGAATCTTATATAGAAGAACACGTAGGTTTAAAAGACGATGGTAATTATGGTGACGTGTATTTTCAAAGAACATTAGAAGACTGGGCGAAGTTTAATATAAATAATAGAACTTCTCATGATGCTTCGATTAGTTCTGGCTTAGCTATAATGGCTTGTAATAAAAACAAATACAGACCAAATCCTATAATACAAAAACCAGTATACAATTTAGGGTTTAAGAGATACAATAACAAAGGTACATTATCAAAAATAATTGAATAAATGAAAATATACACTAATTCAAATAGCTCTTTTCCTAGTCAGGTAGTACCAGACGCGGAAAAAGCAACGAGAGAGTACGGATCTCAAGTAGCTTCAGCTATTGAAACTGAATGGTTTAATCAAGGAAGAACAAACGGTAATAGATATCTTACTAGTTGGAGTAATTTTCACAATCTAAGACTATACGCTAGAGGTGAACAATCAACACAAAAATACAAAGATGAGTTATCTATAAATGGTGATTTGTCTTATCTTAATTTAGACTGGAAACCAGTTCCTGTTATATCAAAATTTGTTAATATAGTTGTTAATGGTATATCACAAAAAGAATTTGATATAAAAGCTTTTTCACAAGATCCTGAATCTGTTAAAAAAAGAACAGATTACGCTTCGGCTATAGCAGAAGATATGTTTGCTAAAGAGCAAATAGCTTTAGCTAAAGAGCAATTAGGTATAGACGCTTCAAGTTCTAATATAGCAGCAGAACAACTTCCTGCCACTAAAGAAGAATTAGAATTACATATGCAGTTGTCTTATAAGCAGTCTATAGAAATAGCTGAGGAAGAGGCTATAACAACTACTTTAGCTAGAAATAAATGGGAATTAACAAAAAGAAGATTAAATGAAGATTTAGTAGTATGTGGTATAGCATGTTCTAAAACTAATTTTAATAAATCTAATGGAATAACAATTGACTATGTAGATCCAGCGTATTTAGTATACTCATATACAGAGGATCCAAACTTTGAAGATATATACTATGTTGGTGAAGTAAAGTCTATTACAATACCAGAATTAAAAAAACAATTTCCAAATATACCTGAAGAAGAATTAGAA